AAAAAGGGGGTCCGGGGCCTGGCCCCGGGCGGGCTTGGGCGGCAGCCCAACAGGATCGACGCAACCGGCCGGCCGTGACCCGAACAAAAAATCCGCTTGACGGATGCACAGCGATGGTGTTGACTTCGAACCACGCCCCAGCTGCGCCCGGATGAACCCCTCATCCGGGCGTTTCGCGTTCTCCCCTCTCTTTCGCGAGATCCCATGCCGACCGACACCGAGCCCGATCCGGCGCGGGGATGCGGCGCCGTGGACGGAAGCGACGACGAGGAGGCTCTCGCCGCGCTCGCCGCCACCTCCGACCCCGCCGAGCGAATGCGGATGATGGCCGCCCTGATGGTCAACCGCGCCTTTGCCGCCCAACGCCAGGGCGACGGCCGCGACACCGACAGCCGCATCGCCAGCGCCATCCGCACCGCCGCCACCGCCACCCGCGTCGAACTCGCCGCCCGCAAGGCACAAGGCGCGGGCGACGCCGAGACCTCCCTCGCCGCCCGCCTCGCCCGGGCCAAGCAGCGTCTGACCGAAGATGAAAGATGACCTGTTCACCCTCGCCGCCGCCTGCGCCCACGATCCCCTGCGCTGGTCGCGCGCCGCCTGGGACTGGGGCCAGGGGCCGTTGGCGACCACCGCCGGCCCCCATCCCTGGCAGGCCGACATTCTGACCGCGATCCGCGATCATCTCGCCGATCCCACCACCCGCCACCAGCCCTTGCAGATCGCCGTGGCCTCCGGCCATGGCATCGGCAAGTCGGCCCTGATGGGGATGGTGTCGAACTGGGCGTTGTCCTGCCATGCCGGCGCCCGCATCCTCACCACCGCCAACACCGAGGCCCAGCTCCGCACCAAGACCGGGCCGGAGATCCGCCGCTGGTTCTCGCTGTCGCTCACCGCCGGCTGGTTCGACGCCCAGGCCACCGCGATCAAGGCGCGCGACCCGGCCTTTGCCGAGGGCTGGCGGCAGGATTTCGTGAGTTGGTCGGCCACCAACACCGAGGCCTTCGCCGGGCTGCACAATCAGGGCCGGCTGGTGATGCTGCTGTTCGACGAGGCCTCGACCATCGCCGACGCGGTGTGGGAGGTGGCGGAAGGGGCGCTGACCGATGCCAACACCATCCTGCTGTGGATCGTGTTCGGCAATCCGACCCGCAATTCGGGGCGGTTCCGCGAGTGCTTCCGCCGCTATCGCCACCGCTGGCTGACCCGCCAGATCGACAGCCGCTCCGTCCCCGGCACCAACCTCGCCAAGATCGAGCAATGGCGCCAGGATCACGGCGAGGACAGCGATTTCTTCAAGGTTCGCGTCCGGGGCGAGTTCCCGGCGCAATCGACCCGCCAGTTCATTTCCGGCCAGGATGTCGAGGCCGCCCGCGCCCGGCGGCTACGGCCGGGTCAATATTCCTTTGCCCCCGTCATCCTCGGTGTCGATCCGGCCTGGACCGGCGAGGATGAGTTCGTCATCGCGCTGCGCCAGGGGCTGCATGCCCGCGTCCTCGCCTCGTTTCCCCACAATGACAACGACGTGGCGATGGCCCACATGATCGCCCGGCTGGAAGACCAGCATCGCGCCGACGCGGTGTTCGTCGATGCCGGCTTCGGCACCGGGATTGTCTCCGCCGGCAAGGCGCTGGGACGGTCGTGGCGGCTGGTGTGGTTCAGCGGCCAGAGCCCCGACCCCGGCTGCCTCAACCTGCGGGCCTTTCTGTGGCGCGAACTGCGCGACTGGCTGAAGCAGGGCGGCGCGCTCGATCCGGCCGACACCCTGCTGGCGCAGGATCTGAGCGGACCGGAAACCGTCGCCCGGCTCGACGGCAAGATCCAACTGGAGGGCAAGCCGGCGCTGAAGGCGCGCGGCCTGCCCTCCCCCAACCGCGCCGACGCCCTGGCGCTCACCTTTACCGCCCCGGTCAGCCGAGGGCCTGCCGCCTCCCCCACCTTCGCCGCCGATCGCGCCGAGGATGAGGGGTGATCTCCGCCCCCTGCGGGGCGGCAGCCCAAAAGGGGGGCCCGCATCGCATCCCCCGGAACCCCGTCATGAGCCAAAGCCGAACACCACCGGATCGGTCCGCAGTGACGGGATCGTGACGGCGGGGGATGGAGCGACTCCATTTTATTTCTCTCACTGGAAGGAGTTTTCCCGATGGGATTGTTCGATTCGGGGTCGTCTGTCTCCACGCCGACGGTGGCGACGGTGACGGCGACCAAGGCCCCCAGCTATGCCGACAGCGCGGTTCAGGATGCCTATGAATCATCGCGCAAGCGCTATGCCGCCGCCGGTACCAGTTCGACCATCCTGACCAGCGGCGAAGGCGACAGCGCCACTCCGGCCACCAGCAAAAAAACCTTGTTGGGGCAATGACGATGACCCCGCGCGACATCCGCCGCCACTGCCTGGGCCGGCTCGACGCGCTGGCGCAGGAACGCGAATCGTGGATCGCCCATTGGCGCGACGTCTCCGAGATGATCCTGCCCCGGCGCGGCCGCTTCCTGGCCTCCGACCGCAACAAGGGCACCCGCCGCAACCGCAAGATCATCGACAACACCGGCACCCTGGCCCTGCGCACCATGGCCGCCGGATTGATGAGCGGCATCACCAGCCCGGCCCGGCCGTGGTTCCGCCTCGCCCCGCAATCGCCCGCCCTCGCCCGGGATGACGAGGTGAGAAGCTGGCTGGCCGATGTCGAGACGCTGTTGCGCGAGATCTTCAGCGCCTCCAACGCCTATGACGCGCTGGCCGCCGTCTATGAGGAACTGGCCGCCTTCGGCACCGCCGCGATGCTGGTGCTGCCGGATTATGACGACGTTATCACCTGCGAGACCCTCACCGCCGGGCAATATTACCTCGCCGCCGGAGCGGGGGGACGGGTCGATACCCTGTACCGGGTCTACAGCCTGACCGTCGGTCAGGTGGTCGATGAGTTCGCCCCGCTGGTCGAGGGCACGCGGGATTGGTCGGCGATCTCTCCCGCCACCCGCACCCTGTTCGACAATGGCCGGCTGGATGCCTGGGTCGAGGTGGTGCAGGCGATCGAGCCCAATCGCGAGCATCGCCCCGGTCCCGGCCCGTCCTGGCGCAAGGCCTGGCGCTCGGTGTGGATCGAGAAAGGGGCGCCCGACGACCGCCTGTTGCGGGTCTCCGGCTTCGACGAGTTCCCGGCGATGTGCCCGCGCTGGGGCGTCACCGCCGCCGACATCTATGGCACCAGCCCGGCGATGGACGCGCTGGGCGATGTCGAGCAGCTCCAGGCCCAGGAGCGCGACAAGTCGCTCGCCATCCAGAAGATGGTCAAGCCGCCGCTCAACGTCCCGGCCACCCTGCGCACCAACTCGGTGGTCAACCCGCTGCCCAACGGCACCACCTTCTACGACCTCGCCGGCGGGCCGACCCCGCCGATGGCCACCCCGCTGTATCAGGTTCAGCCGCGTCTGGCCGAGATGCAGGACGACATGGACCGGGTCCGCCGCCGCATCCGCGACGCCTTCTATGTCGATCTGTTTCTGATGATCTCGCAAAGCGAGCGGTCCGGCGTCACCGCCACCGAGATCGACGCCCGCCGCGAGGAAAAGCTGCTGATGCTCGGCCCGGTGCTGGAGCGGCTGCATCACGAGTTCCTCGACCCGCTGATTGACCGGGTCTTCGCCATCGCCGCCCGCGCCGGCCTGCTGCCGCCGCCGCCCGCCGCGCTGGCCGGACAGCGGCTGCGGGTGCGCTACGTCTCGATGCTGGCCCAGGCCCAGCGCGCCGTCGCCACCGGGGCGATCGAACGGCTGTGCCGTTTTGCCGGCACCCTCTCCGCCGCCGATCCGGCGGTTCTCGACCGGGTCGACCTCGACCAGGCGGTCGAGACCTATGCCGACGCGATCGGCGCCGACCCCCGCCTGCTGCGCGCCGACGCGGCGGTCGCCGCCCGCCGCGACGCCCGCGCCCGCAGCCAGCAGAGCGCCACCACCCTGGACAGCGTCGATCGGGCCGCCCGCTCGGCCGAGCTGCTGTCACGGATCGATACCGGCCAGCGCAGTGCCTTGACCGACATCCTCGCCAACGTCACCGGAGCCTCGGCGTGAGCCGCGCCCCCACCTTCGCCGTCGAGACCCCCGCCAACCAGCCCGCCGCCGAGGATGACGACCTCGCCGCCGTGCTGGCCCGTCCCGAGGGCCGCCGGGTGCTGCGCCGGCTGCTCGACCGCAGCGGGCTGTTCGCCGCCTCGCTGACCGCCGATCCGCTGCTGCTGGCCTACCGCGAAGGCGGCCGCGCCCTTGGGCTGGCCTTGCTCGAACGCATCGCCGCCGTCGCCCCCGACCGCCTCGCCGCCGTGCTGCGGCCCGAGGCGGATGACGCCTGAAGCGGTGGGCGCGGCCCACCTCCCCCTCTTGCCCCTCTCCCGGCCCCGGCATCTCCCCGGGGCCGTTCTTTTTCCCAACCAGGAGTATCCGCCATGACTGACCTTGTTCCCGTCTTTACGCCTGAGGCGGTGGCATGAGGCGCCCGCGCTGGCCCTCGCCGCTGCGCGCCGCCGAAATGGGCGGCGGCGCGGCCGACCCGGCCACGGCTCCCGCCGCCGCCACGCCGGCCGAAACCCCGGCCGCGCGTGACCCCGACCCCGCCGCGCCGATCCGCTACGACGATCTGGTCCTGCCCGAGGGGCTGACCGCCGACGCCGAAACCAGCGCCGCCTTCCAGACCCTCGCCGCCGAGGCCGGGCTGTCACGCGAGGCGGCGCAGCGGCTGGTTGACCTCCAGGCCGGGCTGATCCGCAAACAGGGGTCCGCCGCCCGGCAGGCCGCCCAGGACACCGCCCGCGCCTGGGCCCGCGATGCCGCCGCCGACAGCGAATATGGCGGCGCGGATTTCGCCCGCAACGCCGGGCTGGCCCGCCAGGCGTTGCAGAGCTTCGCCACCCCCGCCCTGGTCGATCTGCTCGATCAGAGCGGCCTCGGCAACCACCCCGAGCTGATCCGCGCCTTCTACCGCGTCGGCAAGGCGATGGCCGAGGACGGGCGGGTGTCCGGCGCGTCCGTCCCCCGTCCCGACCGTCTCGCCGCTCTCTATCCCACCATGGTTTCCAAGGAGTAATCGATGGCCACCCTCGCCACCACCAACCCGACCCTGGCCGATCTCGCCAAGGCGCTCGATCCCGACGGCTCGATCGCCCAGGTGGTCGAGATCCTCGGTCAGGTCAATGAGATCCTCGACGACATGAGCTTCATCGAGGGCAATCTCCCGACCGGGCACCGCACCACCATCCGCTCCGGCCTGCCCACCCCCACCTGGCGCAAGCTGTATGGCGGGGTCCAGCCGACCAAATCGAGCCGGGTCCAGATCACCGATTCCTGCGGCATGCTGGAGGCCTATGCCGAGGTGGACAAGGCGCTGGCCGACCTCAACGGCAACACCGCCGCCTTCCGCCTGTCCGAGGACAAGGCCCACATCGAGGGGATGAGCCAGGAGGTCGCCCAGACCCTGTTCTACGGCAACGAGGGCACCGAGCCCGAGGCCTTCACCGGTCTGGCCCCGCGCTACAATTCGTTGTCGGCCGAGAATGCCGACAACATCATCAATGCCGGCGGCGCCGGGGCCGACAACAGCTCGATCTGGCTGGTGGTGTGGGGGCCGGACACCTGCCACGCCATCTATCCCAAGGGCTCGCAGGCCGGGCTGCGCCACAAGGATCTCGGCGAAGTCACCATTGAGGATGTCGATGGCCTGGGCGGCCGGATGCAGGCCTACCGCACCCATTACCGCTGGGATGTCGGCCTGACGCTGCGCGACTGGCGCTATGTCGCCCGCATCGCCAACATCGACGTCTCCGACCTCGGCACGATCGCCAACACCAAAAGCCTGATCACCTGGATGATCCAGGCCAGCGAGCGGATTCCGGTGCTCGGGCGCGGCCGGGCCTGCTGGTACATGAACCGCACCCTGCGCGAGAAGCTCCGCCTCGGCATCGTCGAGAAGATCGCCGACGGCCTGTCGTGGGAGACCGTCGCCGGCAAGCGGGTGATGGTGTTCGACGACATCCCGGTGCGGCTCAGCGATTCCCTCCTCAACACCGAAACCGTCGTCTCCTAAGGAGCGTTCCGCGATGATCCTCGACAAACGCAGCCAGTTCGCCGCCGCCACCGCCCTCAACACCGGGGCGGCCGGCACCTCTCTGCTCGGCGACGTGATCGACCTCGGGGCCGCCGGCCGCGACCTCGGGGCCGGCGAGCCGCTGTGGCTGGTGATCCAGGTGGATACCGCCGCCACCAGCGCCGGCAGTGCCACCGCCACCTTCAAGCTGGCCTCCGACGCCCAGGCGGCGATCGCCACCGACGGCACCGCCACCGTCCATGTCGTCACCGACGCGCTGCCGGTCGCCAGCCTGACCGCCGGCAAGCGGGTCTGCGCCATCGCCCTGCCGTCGGGCCACTACGAACGCTATCTCGGCCTGCTCCAGCTCACCGGCACCGCCGCCTTCACCGGCGGGGCGGTCAGCGCCTTCCTGACCACCGCGCCCAACCTGTGGCAAGCCGCCGCCAACGGCTGACGCGCCTTCCCTGGTCTCCGCCCGGCATCCGGGGGATGGCTCCCCCGGATGCTCGAGAGGAATCGTCCCCTTATACCGGCCGCCCTTT